TCAGTCCTCCTGCCATCTCCAGGATGGCCAATAATATCCCTGACCGAAGCGCGCGCCAGCATGAAGCGCGCATGTACGGTCCCGTTCTGTTTCAATGCCTTCAATAAGCACATTCGCAGCAATTTTTGAACAAAGGGTGACCAGCTGTGTCAGCGCCGGCGTTTCACGTAAACGCCAGAAAGCGATCTTATCGATTTTTATTCCGCATAACGGCAGGCGACAGGATAAAAATGCTTGCCCTGACGCTTCATCAATATCATCCAGCCAGATCCGGTGTCCCCGCGCGGTCAACTGCTGAAGCGCACAACTCACCCTCTGACGTACCGGGTCTGAGAGTGAAAAGAACGAGGCAGGTTCCACGAGTTCAATGTTCAGCGGTGGGCTGTTAAGTTGCAGTAAACGCTGGAACATTTCCGGTATGGTCAGAACGGTTATCGGCAAATTTATGAAAAGGTTGTCACAAGGGAAGGGGTTTTTTAACGCGGCGATCTGTGCTTCCAGCAAAACAAGCGCCCGGGTGGCTGACCAGTCCTGGAAAAAGCTTTCGCTTTGCTGATGCGGCGACAGCACGCTGAGCACTTCGGCCCCCACCGCGCGTGAAGAGGAGAGGGCGACAATAGGTTCAAGCTTAATGCCTGTAATGTCGTGTGAGATGTGCTGCACGCACGAGGGAAAACCTGTCTGCTCTGGCGCTGTCACTCCGTCGTCCTGTTCACTTCCAGCCTCCAGGCGGCCGGGATACCGCAGGACAGTGTGAAGGTGAAGTAAACAGGAAAACAGCAGGCGTTACTTAAAAGCGGCTAAGCCTTTTCGCAGCCCGTAAAAGAGGGATAAATGTTGAAAAAACAGCCGTATTTACAATCAGCTAGTCATTATCGCCAGAGAAGGCGGAAAAGGCATTGACTCACTACGCATTGACCGTATAATTCCAGGCGTTTCACCACCGCGAAGTACACTCTTCTCCGTGCGCCCTTAGCTCAGTTGGATAGAGCAACGGCCTTCTAAGCCGTAGGTCGTAGGTTCGAATCCTACAGGGCGTGCCATTCAAAAACAGGCGCTTACGCCAGTTTCAAGCCAGCCTGATTTTCTCCTTGTGTCGTATTTGTGTCATGGTTGCCAAAAATGGCATCAATTTTCCGTGCGTGTTCGCTTAAGTGGTTCGGTGCCAGGTGAGCGTATCGACGGACCATTTCGATGGACTCCCAGCCGCCCATTTCTTGCAGAACGGACAACGGCACGCCGGACTGAATTAACCAGCTCGCCCAGGTATGCCGGAGGTCGTGAAAACGGAAGTCCTCTATACCCGCTCTTTCCAGTCCAATGCGCCAGGCGACATTGTCATCCACTCGCATTTTTCGGACAGCCGGAGTGACGGTTTTATCCGGGCGCGTTGATGGCTTCGTGTGAACGAATACCCACCTGGAACTTTTCCCGATCTGATCCCTTAACACCCTGCATGCGGTATCATTCAGAGCCACGCCGATAGCCTTGCCCGCCTTCGCGTTCTCCGGATTTACCCATGCAACCTTTCTCTGCATATCGACCTGCTGCCACTCCAGATCAATGATGTTGGAGCGGCGCAGGCCGGTTGCCAGTGCAAATATCACCACCGGCTTTATCGACTCCGGCATGCAGGCAATTAACCGTTCTGCCTCGTCCCTGGTCAGCCATCGGATGCGTTTGCTGATCGGCTTTTTCGTTTTTATAACCGGGGCCGTTTTAATCCAGCCCCAGTCATTAGCCGCAGCCTTGAACAGAGATCGCATGAACGAAAGGTGCTGGCTCTTTGTGGCCTGGCTTACCGGTTTCTCAACATAAGGAGGCGGTTCCTTCCCCCGGCGTATAGCCGCGTCCCTGCGCGACTCCCAGACCTGAATATGCTTACGGTTGACCATCTTCGAAACAGCCTCATGAACCTGATCAGCCGTGATGGTTGAAATATCCCGGCCGGAGAAATGCCGCAAGAAATATTCTATTTTGGTTTTATCGTCATCGAGGGACCGCTTATGCTCCTTCTCGCGGATCCACCTGATGCAACATTCCTCAAACGTCCTCGTCGGCAGCTCTCCAATTTTATCAACCCGCCACGCTTCAGCCTTCAGCTTGTCGTGCAGCTCCTGCGCTTGTTTCTTGTCCCCCGTACCAAGAGATCGTCTAATTCTTTTCCCTGACGGCGTAACGAAATGACAGTGCCAGACGCCGCCTCTGAGGGTGATTGACATAAAATTTCTCCTTTATGTTCACCCGCGCTCGCAGGAACAGGATCGCGCGGGTCATGTAAATACGCAATACAGGCGACGTCGGTCGTTCGGTATTTGTTCCCGATCTTCTTCCCGGCCAACTGCCCCGAGTCGATAAGCCGGTAGACAGTTCTCGGTGAGGTGATCAGTAGTTCTGCCGCCTGTCTGGCTGTCAGTGTTTTTGCCTCAACCATGTATTTCCTCCAGGCAAAAAGAACCCGGCGCAGGGCCGGGCAAAAGGGATCACGAGGTGGCACTTTCGCACCCAATAGCCAGCTCATAACTGGCTATCAGTTGCGTCAGTCGTCTTCATCTTCGTCCCAGTCCTCGTCGTAATATGGCGAGGCGAGAAGGGGGTTAGTTGCTGAGAGAATCTCTCCGGCGGCGCCCTGCCGCTGAAGTCGACGAAGTGCTTCGTAAAGCTCAAATGCCTCGGTTCGCTCGTCACCTATATCGAGGGAGCACGCCACTTTGTGCGCCTCGGTGACCAGGGTTGATAGCTGGTTTCGGATGTCCTGAATGGTGCTCATAGTTCTCCTTACGCCGCACGCTGGGCGCGCAGCTTCTTCAGGTGTTCTGCTGTTTCGATTTCTTCGGCGATCCGCTCGGCCTGTGCTTTGGTCAGTGGCTCGAATTCATGCTGAAAGCGGCCCATGCTGGCGATGCAGGTGCGACCGTTGCGGATGTAGTGGATTACTTCGTGGGTAGTGCGGAGGATTTTGCAGGGCGCGCCGTGGGGATCGGCATACCAGGTATTAGGCTGTATTATCCTGAACATTGGCTGACTCCTGCATCATGAGGAAGACAATCATTGCGGCACGAAGTGGGTTATCGTTAAAGCTATATGCATCGTTGGGATGAAAAGCCTCGGCCCCCCAACCGCCTCTTTTGTCCGCTTTGCTCATTGCGTAAATGCTGATTTTATTTGCGGTGATAATCGGCCATGCGTCCGCCGGGTTGTTGCAGTAGTCTCTCAGGCCGTTTTGGGCAGCTATTTTGTTTGCGAAGCCCTGAGCGCCACCAACAAGGACGTTAATATCTTTGTCAGTCAACTTGCTGTAATCCATCATATCCCCCTCTGCTTATTCTTCAGTTCAATGACAGATTGGCACTCCGCGCACGTCTGGCAGCTGGGAACGGCAGCGCGCCGCGGCTCGGGAATTGGTTCGTCGCATTCTTCACAACGCTCAGCTGATACTGCGTTGCGATTGAGGCGGTGAGCGGAAAGGGCAGCGTTACGCTGAAGCTCTTCAATCTCTGCTGCTGTGTCGATGATATCGGCCATGGTCAATGCTCCCGGAACTGTCGGTTAATACGGTTGAATGTGAACGCCAGCAATAAAAAAGGCCGCTTTAGCGACCTGGTGATTAGTGCCTTCATGCAGCACCGCCTTCATTCTTCTCGGCTTCGACCGCCTCTGCTCAAGCCGTCGCGATAACTCGGCGGCCAGCGTCTGGAATTCTTCCTCGGTCTCCACCGGAATCGGCACGAAGCGAATCCCGATGTGCGCCAGATGGTTGGCTATTTCGAGGCTTTTCCTCAAATCAACTGGAGAGGCTTTGTTCATGCGGCACCGCCTTGCTCACCGACCAGAAATGCACAATCCTTCTTGTGCTCGTTACAAGACCAAACAACTTCGTCATCGCCACGGAAAATATTCATTTCCACGGTCGTTTTATACTTCGCCACTGCACCGCATTTGCATTTAGCGGAGGTGTTTTTGCTTTTGGCTGACACGCTGCCAACCCTTGGATATTTGCTCACGATTCCACTCCGAAGCGGCGATTAAGCCGCCCTGTGTATACGACGAACTCCAAGAGGCTAACTCCCAGAGCTTCAATTTTCTTGTGATGCTTATTGATGATGGGAGGAACCGTTTCGTTCCAGTTAGGCTTTGGCTTCTTGCGCATGGCCAGCTGGATTTCCTCGGTGCAGCGGCGGCAGGCGGCGCGGATGGCGTTTTCATTTGCTGGCGTCATGCGGCCTCCCGACGGGCGAGAAGTTTCGCCCCGAAAGCCATCAGCTCGTCCCGATCCACAGTTGCGAAGTGGCAGTGTGTTCGCGGGTACGGTCGCCAGATGATAAGCATCGACCCTTTGTTGTTGCCGCTTACCGGCTTACCGGTGACCGGGTTAATAAATGCCAGCCGCCCAGCGGTGATGAAGCGAACCTCGCTGGCGGTCTGGATCGCCTCATTAAACCAGCCAACCGATGTGTCTGCCGGAACCAGCATGACCGTGCCGATCTGATTTGCGCTTTCGGTAGCGGCCTTCTTAACGAACGGTGTGATGTCGCTGTATGGCGGGTTCAGCCAGACGTAGCCGGGAACATTCAGGTAATCAGCCCAGGGCGTCTCCAGTGTGTTCTGCTCGGCGGTGATGAACTTCCGGCACAGCGCGTTATGAGGCGCCGCGGCGGCATCCAGCTGGAAGCAGAACTCAGCATCAAGGGAGGCGAAGAGGACTGGTGGAGTACGCCAGAGATCGCGCTGATCCGCTGGAGTGTTGCTGCCGGTGAAATCCGTCATATATCCTCCCGCTCCGGATCGTTAACATCCCAGCCATTACGCTCAATATTGGTTTGCAGCCGCTTATCCCCGACCTCTTCAATGCTGCAGCCGGTAATCTCCGAGACTTCGGCGTTTGAGTGTCGCCACAGCAGCGCCAGCTCTTCGAGTGACCATGCTTTCATAGCACTGACTCCATTTCGTCGATGTAGAGGCCCTGAGCAATCAGGCGGCGACGGCGGGCTGCACGTTCAATGCATTCCTTCCGTCTACCTTCCTGCGACTGCTCTATTGCGCGCCGGGTGAATAGCCGCGATTTACCCTGTGGTGTTACGACTTTTGGCTTCGTGACCAGGTCGAATGTCCGGTCGCAGATGCCGTCCTCGTTGAGCCATTTTTCAGACTCAACGATCTGTGCTATCTGTCCGGAGCCGCGGGTAATGCCGTTGGCGACCCGGTTAAACTCAATGAGCGTTACGCCAAACTTCTCAGCGATTTCGCTGCCGGTGACCGGGCGGCCGCGCGTCTGAATCATCCAGATAACGCGCTCACGAAGGCCGGAGAATTGCCCGGTTCGTCCGGGCCTGCGGTAGAAGGGTGTGCGTTTCATTTCCACTGTTCCCCGAACGTGAAACCGATCTCCGCCAGCGCCTCGTCCATCTTCTCGATGAACTCAGGCACCATTTCATTGAAATCGGTCATGTATTGCGGATCCCGCTCAACGACGATGTGGTGAATACCTTCGCGTTTCATGCGCGGGTCGTAGTTGGCAAAAAACCAGGCGTCTTTCCCGGTCACCCACATGCTGTACTGCACCTGGGCCATATACGCAGACTTGATGGCTTCGAAACCGCCAAGGCGGAATTTCATGAAGTCGCGGGAGGTGAACGGGCATTTAAGCTCAAGACCGAACCCGTTACTGCACAGGCCGTCAGGGGAGCATGCGGTGCGCATGCTCTCGTCACGGAACAGGATCGGAGACTCCGTGACTTTCACGTCGGTGGTGAACTCGAAGAGGGTGCGGGCGTCTTCCTCGTACTGCTTGCCCCAGGCCAGCGCCTTCGCGTTAACCTCTGGTGCGACGCCGGTGCATACCTCAGCGAGTAGGGTGTGGAAGTAGGACATTTTCATGTCTGTCCATTTCTTTCCCGATCTTGGCTTGGCGATGACGTTATGCACCTCGGAGGCTGTGATAACGCCGAGTCGCAGCCGGTGCCATGCCTCGTCGCCTTGCTGGATAGTGGTTACGTCAATACCGGTCCGGGCAAGGATAATTTCTGGTGTCATGCTGCCGCCTTAGCCCTTTTCTGAAGGAAGCCAAACCCTTTCTGCGCCTCTTCTTCAGTGAGTTCTGACGCCTCAAGGATTTGCCGCTTGAAGATGTCGCTGCAAAGAGGAAGAAAGTCTTGCTCCATGTCCTTACCAAGCTCTTTCAAAAGATTGGTAATGGACTGGATGGTTTCTTCGCTTGCGGCTGGTGGAAGCGCTTCTGTAGTGCTGCGCGGCGTGACGTCACGGATATCAACGTCCAGTAATTTGCCTTCCATTTCTTCGGCGGTGGGCTGCTGTCCAATCTCAGGCCATGCCTTACGCAACGCCTGGGCTTCTGCGCATTTCGCCAGCTGTCCATACGGGCGCTTTTTCCACATCGCGTTCGGCGCCGTGGTGTCGCGGCCGCCGGTGGCGTAGTTTTCAATCCAGTATTCTTTGGCGCTGAACTCGACGATCTCTCCGCTAGGCATGCGCTTGTAGACGGTGTATTTGCACCACTGAGGGAAGGTTACCTCGACACCAGAAAGCGTCTGCGTCGTGTCTGGACCGAACTCTGGTTCGCGGGCACCGGCATAATCACCTGATCGGTCCGCCTGAATGCGGTAAAGCCCGATGCCCGGCATTACCACGTCACGCCATTCGCCTTTACCTGTTTTCGAGTCTTTAACGTACATCGGGACGAGGTGGACAGGTTTGAGCAATGGGTCCAGTTGGCGGGCGCGACAATAATCAAGCGCCATCATTACCGATTCGTCTTTCGCGCCAGGGTAGATGCTGTTCTTCAGCGCGCTCCAGGTGGAGACGTCGACGCCTATCTCCTGAAGCGACGTCGCTGTGATTGTTAATTCGTTTGCCATCGTTAATCCCCTCAAAAATTAAAACGGGCAGCCGGTACGGTGTTCCCAGTCGTATTCCGCCTGGGCGTAAGCAACTGCCGAAATGAAATCGTTGTAGGTCTCGCCAGCTTTATCGCTGCGAAGTCCTTCGTATGGGCTGGTGTCGATCGGGACCGTGAAGTGGAAGAGGCCGGACGGTTCTTTCGGCATCATGTCGATGATTTCCCGTGCACGGTCGCCGATCCACTTCTCTTTCTCGTCGTCGAGCTGCTGTTCAACCCAGCGCCGATCTTCGATGCGGTCGTAAGTGAGGTATGCGTTCATGGCTGAACTCCTGAAATTTGGATGTGCAGATTCCGCCCGCATTGAGCTAGGCCGATCGGTTGAATAGGGTGGTTAGTGCTGGATAGGGTTTCCGTGACCGTCCAGAAGGACGTCAATCACGCAGTCACTGAGGCGGATGATTTCTGCATCGGTGTGCAGGTACACCCATTTGCGCTCCTGAATGACTGCTGAGACGCGATAGGTGCGGCCTTCATGCAATGCCATCATGCCGGGCGTGACGCACTGGCGAATGAGCGGGGTGGTGCCGTAGTGATTGATCATACCTTCACCTCAACCTGTTCCAGGAGGCCAGCGATATGCATCTGCCAGCGGTTCAGTGTCAGCTTGTCGCGCGGTGCTGATACCGACGTCAGCTGCCACTCGTTATCGTTAAGCTTTTTGGCGGTGTACTGCTTGCCGTTGTGGGTGACTGTCATGATGCCTCCCTGGCACGCAGCATTGCGTCAGCAATCTGGTATGCTTCGGTTGCCGTGCGGTCATCGCTACACAACCAGTCAGGATTCGCTAATCGACCCTGCATGGCCTTAGCCGCGAAGTAATCTCGCATCGTCATGCCACTAAAGTTAGCTGTCTTACCAGGAGCCAACTCAATGCCGAATGTGTTCATTGTCTCGCTGGAATTGTTAACAAGTACGTATGGAAATGCTGGTCCGCCTGCCTGAATTTTCATAATCATCTCCGCGCTTAAGGCCGCGCCGCCGAACGTTAAACAAGACTTCTGCGCTAATGGGCGGTGGATGGCCGCCGGTTGTCATAACTAAGCAACCTCTTTGAAGTTGCTGAGGTATGGCCGATAAAAAACCCGCCGGAGCGGGTCTATTTGATGCGTCTTACTAACTGCCCCTGGACATTCACCCCGTCACCCGGCTGCAGCCTCCATAACTCTGAAAGTTGCAGATCCGTCCATGCGCGAAAATCAATCAACTCACGCAAAGAAAATCCTTTCTGATGATTAACCTCAAATTCTGGCATCGCCTTACCCTCTGTCGTTACCCGCTGATGCGGGAGAAATGCTTTGTGGTGCAGCGCCGGGTGCTTATCTTCCGGTTGCCGCCGATGCAGCTGCAATTCACTGCACTACAAAACATTCCAGTTGGTGCCGGGATATTTATCCGCGCCCGGCGCGCGCTTTCCCGCTATTCCCCAACAGCAAGAAATCGCTTACTCTTTAATCTCCCCAACAGTAGAAAGGATATATTCATGCAAACCATGCGGACCGTGTGCCCTGACTGCGGAAGTGAGATGTTCAACCAGCCCGATGATTTTGACTTTGAGACAAATTTCACCGGCGTCAGTTGTGCTGACTGTGGTCGCGAAATCACTAAGGACGATGTTGTCAATCAGGCCACGGACACGGTCAAAAAACAGATCGATGACATGCTCAGGAATTCCCTGAAAGGAACTGGCTGGAAGTTCAAGTAACTTTAAAAGCTCCCCGAACTGAGTGAGAACCTCACTGGCGTCTACGTTAAGCAGTAGTGGCGCCGTTTTTTTATCTGCCAT